CAGATGGCGGAATAAGCTCTGGTGGCGATGCGCTGGCATCCGGGCCAACACTGCAGATAACTTTCACCTGCGTGCCGGCAGGCCACCCGCTCACCGGCTTGACGTGCGTTCGCCGCGGACTGACGACATAGTCGATGTCGGCGATGGTTTGCTCAACATCGTCACTGTCGATATATGTGATGGCATCGACATCGGTCGTGCCCAGCGGCAGCGGCAGCGGATTTACAAACCCGTCAAACAAAACCGCGAATTGCGCCGCAGCCCAAATGCGATTGCAGTATTGCTCGACGTAATCACGCGCCGCACTGATCGCAGACTGCACCCAATCATCGCGATCGCCATCGATGATATTCAGGTGCTGCTTTGCTTCCTCGATGGTGATCGGCTCAATAGCCGGCTCAGTAATCCGCTCAACCCTCATCGATCACCCTCCGGAATGCGTATGAGCGGATACCGTCGCGACCGATAACGCTTTCGACATCCGTGCTCGCGACGAACTCAAAGCCACGATCTGCACACCACTGGATGATTCCGCCATGCGTGAAATACCAGATGTGCTCGCCGGGCTTGTAATGACGGCTGTTTAGACAGTGCTCGGCATCCTCAAAAATAGGCAGCGAGACAAATAGCCAGCGCCGCACCTGAATCAGCAACGCATCAGGGTCAGGGATGTGCTCAAGGCTGTCCCAGCAGGTTATTGCATCGACGGGAGACGTATAGGGATCGCGAAATCGGCCATGTGCCCGCAGCCAGTCAATCGCCTGCGGGTTGATGTCATAGCCGAGTGCATTCGCATCGACCACGAAGCGCCCCCCACCGATGCCAATATCGACAATCTCACCCTCCCAAAACCCACGCGAGAACGACTGCCGCGCGAGCGTGAGCTTTTCACCCATCGGGGACGCATCGCGGCGCCGGTATTCGTCCCAATAATCGCCGCCGTAATCAATCGGCTCGCGCGTGTGATAGCCATAGCCCAGCTCAGGCAGCCAGAAGAGCGTGTTGTGCACGCCAGGCGGAAAACTTTTCAGCATGATTTTCGATTCGCTTATCACAGGTATGCCGCTTTTCGCGGCAACGGCAGAACTTATCCGGCACCGCAAAGCCGACGCGAGACAGATCCATGAACTTTGGCGATGTGAGCAGCTCCGGCGCGTTGTAGCCGCCCTGCCCACCGCAAATAAACCAGCCTGGGACGCCAGCGGCGATCGCCGCCGGCAACAGCCAGCCGATACCACCCACGACAAGCTCGGCACCACGCACGAGCGCGAGCAATTCGCTGACGCGCAATTGCCCGTGATGCAGTACGACATCTGCCGCCGGCAGGGGATCGAGCGCCCACTCATGGCCATCAACCAGATCCGCAACCGACACAACGGTGATGCCGTCATCACGCAACTGCGCCGCACACTCAGCGATATATTCCGGAAGCGGATTACGTGTCTCCGCAAGCCACTCGCTGCGCACTGTCACCGGGCGCACAACGGCGTAACGACCAGACACCGGTGACATACCAAAATCAGGCAAATCAAATGCGCGCGGATCACGGCCAAAACTGCGCTGCATACCGCGAACGATGCCGGCGGCGCCGTACTGCACCCGAATCTGCCGCGCTCGCCGCGGCGGCGTCTGCCAGAAATCACCCGGCTGCAGCTCGATGTTTTTAGATTGCGTGCGCAGCCCGGTGGAGGGCCGCAGAAACCGAACGCCTGGTATGTCGCGGTAAAGCTCAGGCCACGGCGTATCAAGCCACAGCGGCCCGCCCACAGCCCTTACGAATGCGCGCTGGTAGATGTTATCGCCGAGGCCGCGCATCGAATGAATGATCACAGCACATCCTCGATATTCGCTCGGCGAAAACATGTCAACGCAGTTTCGAGCGTGCAGTTAATTATTTCGACCTGCGCGCGTACCGCATCTTTTGCCAGCTGATCAAATCGAGGGACCCACCCAGCCACGCCTGGTGAATTCGTGAAGCCCGCTGGATGATCGCCAAACCAGTGCGCCTTGCCCGCCGTGCGTTGCATGTCGTAGCCGATCAGCACGATGCGCGCGGCGCCAAACTGATGCGCCAATCCGACAGCCTGATAACCACTGTTGCCGCCGTGGTGAATTATGTTGGGCACATGCGACAGGCCCGGCTTAGACAGACCCAGCACATGCAGCGTGCCGTGTCTGGCATGCGCACGGCGGTTGCAGCTCCATAATTCACCGGTAAACCCGGCAGCCCGAATGTCTGACAGATACCGATCCCACCAGCGCTCATCGCACGCATACAGAACATCGGCGAATGGCGCGCGCCGCCAGTTGTCGTTTACAGCAATGACCCGGCAGACCCCTCGCTCTCTGGCTTGGCGGACGACTTCGATTTGCCCGTCGGCGAGGCTGGGGCCGCTGGCGATGCAGACGATGGTTGATTCGAGCCAGCGGCCGGCGAAGGGCCCTGCCGGATAACCTTGGTGTCGTAGAGCTCCACCGCCCCTCGCGCCAGATAGCGCGATGCCCATGGCTCTGGTATTTCCACGATGGCGCCCTTGCGAAGTGACCCCAGCGTGGCGTGGTGAATCGGTTTTAATACGGATACTTTCATTTCGCATTCCGAAAAATGGGCGGACAAAGCCGCCCCATTCTCTCTACAGCGATTACAGCGAGAAGTCGCCGTAATAGACGCCAGCCGGTCGATCGACGCCGAGACCCAGTCGCTCTTCAGCGCGCAGCGTTACGAGGTTTTTGGTGAAGTCGTCGTTGACATAGCCAGCTTCCACCACTGCTCCGGCGCGCTGGTAGACGATGGCAGACGATCGCAGCGCTGCGATCACGAAGTAGCCGACCGGCATGTTGTTCGACAGCACCACCTGCACGCCGAACGGATTCATGCTTGCCGCGATACCGGGTGCACCGTACAGATATGCACCGGTGCCAGCACCTTCGCGCTTCACCTCCATCGCACCCCAATCCGCAGGGTTGACGATGACCGTGTCCGGTACATTGCCGGTTGCCCACATCGCGTACTTCGCCTTGTTGATTGACTCAACCAGATTCGCACCAGTAGTTGCAGTGAATGCCGTGAAGTTGCCGGTGTCAGTGAGGCCGGACAGATTCGGCGAGGTGCCGTTACCGAGCAGCAGCTGACGATCGATGCGCTGTGCGAGCCCATCGCGCAGGCGCACATCAATATAGGCAGCGATGGCCGGCGCATCCGCAAGCAACTGGTTCGACACCTTGATCCAGTGCGCGACCGTGCGGATGGCCACGTCGTACTCTTCGAACGTGATATCCGACTCAGGTTTCGCGGAGCCTTCTGATACCTCTGCGGCATCATTGGTCCACGACAATTCACGCAAAGAATTCACCGAGTTGCTCGACACGGTTATGGCAGGGATGACCTGGCGTAGCGTGAGGGGCAGGAAGTTGCCTGGAATCACACCAGGCTGCAGCTGCGGCTGCACCGTGGTCGGCCCGGTGACGACAGTGTTTTTGACCTCGATGCGCGCTTTGTTCGCCTGGCCGGCCGCGACCTGCTTGAACGCCTCGGACTTGATGAATTCGGCACCGGCAGTGATATCGACAACGCGATCGTCGCCGGCCTTCTCCATCTTGCGCACGATGTCAGTGATGGACTTTTCGAACTTTTCCGACAGAACCTTCACTTCGGCTCGCACTTCGTCGTTTGCTTTGCCCTGCTCCTTGATCTGGCCTTCGTGTTTTTCGATGGCCGCATCGATGGCCTTGCCATGCGCATCGAGCGCCGCCTTGATTTCAGTAATTTCCATTTTCAATTCCTCGCAGTGAGCTTTTGTGTTGCCGCAGTCAGCGCGGCGATGATTTCGCTGGTGCCGGTTTGTTGCTCGCGCTCACCGCGAGACAAGGACTTGATGCGCGCCACCAACGCCGTCGCAGCAGTCCGGGAGAACCCCGCTGCATCGCGCAGAAGGGCTTCAATTTCTTTCAAAGAATTCGCATCATCGATGGCCGACTTCACATCCCCGATCTGTGCAGATAGATCGGCCGGCGTCTCAACAATGCTGATCTCGACCAGTTCGATCTCTTTCAGATCGCGTTTTCCGTCGCCGTGATCGGTGATCTGCACCGGGCGGTAGCCGATGGACAGACCGGTCACTGCACCATGCTTCATCGACGCATACGCATCTTCAGCGACGGAATGCCCAGGCGTGAGCTCGCCCTCTACCCTCAGGCCGGTTTCATCTTCGGCAACGGTCAGCCACTTGCCGATGACAGGGCCATAGTGATTCCAGCGCAGCAAGATGGGCCGCTCGCGCTTCTTCAGCGTTTTGCGATATGCGCCTGGCAAGATGGTGTCGCCATACGCATCAACACCGCCGAACACAGATGCATAGCCAGAAAAAAAGCCCTTTCGGGCTTCGTCGAATTTCAGGTCGATTTCTTCGACCGAGGCAAACTTACGCTCCACTGACAATCTCCTCTGATTGCGTCGACGTTTTTGGCGCCACCTTGCCGGCATCCTCCACCGGGATCATTGCGCCCTGAATAAGCAGGCGATCACCACCCGCTTTTGGTGGCAATCCTTCCCGCGCTCGCGCCTCATCCGGCGTCAGTACAGCAGACGCAATACCTACGCGGTAGGTATCAAATCTACTTTTCGTATCGGCGCGCAGTAACGCCTCGAAATCAAATTCAACTTCATGGGTTGCGCGATCCTCTTCCGTGAACAGCCACGTCTGCATGCTGTTTTCCAACGCCTCCAGATAAGGCCGCAAATTGAGCTTGTAAAACGCAGCCATGATTTCACCGGTGCTGCTGCCGAGCGTTGTGCTGCCCTCGTTCTGGTTAATCAGGATCGATGGAACCCCGAACCATCGCGCAATTTCATCGACCTGATATTTTCGCGATGCCAGTAGCTCGATATCCTGCGGCGACATGGAGATCGGATCGAACTTAGCACCCAACTCCAATACCAAAAGCCGCTCATCAGTCCCCGTTGTCAAGCTGTTGAAGCTCTCGCGGATCTCCGCGCGCTGCTCCTTTTTGAGCAGCTTGTCAAACGACAGAACGCCAGAGGGCTTTCCACCGTTTTTGTATATCTTTGTCACTGAGCTGTCAGCAGCCTGACCGATCGCAATCACGTTTCGCCCGAATTGCAATGGTGAACGCCCGACGATCAGCTCAGAGTTGAGTTTCGCGTGCCACACAGACTCCGACGCGAAAGCGTCAACATTGCCATCCATCGTAAACAGATGAACAACCTCCCCAGCGGACAGGCGAGTTTCGGTTTGCAATGGATTTAACGGGAGGAGTGAGGCAACACCAAAACCCGTGCGCGCTATTTTCGCGTAGGCATTGCCGTGCAGAACAAGATTGCTGACCATGTGCTCCCAAAACTCGAAGCGAGTTTGATAGCGATTTGGGCGAGACATCATCAGTTTTGCCAGCCAGTGGCCGTTGTCGACCACACGCCCGCCGCCATCTTTTCGATATACGACAACCGGCAAGCTGGCGACGCATTGTGAAATCAGACGTACGCACGCCCATACCGCAGACAACTGCAAAGCTGTCTGCTCGCTGACGTGCATAGCCGCCGGCTCGGCGTAACCATCAGGGCCGGCAGATTGCACACCGCTGGACTGCCGGCCACTCCATAAGCTGCGGATCGGCGACCACATCGATTGCCAGAAATTCATTTATCGTCCTATCGGGTTGGCGATGAAGTCAGCGAAGTCGTCGTCATCGAGATATTCATTTGGCATGCCCAGACCAATCGCCATGATCGACGCGACGGCTGGGTCGATTTTTTCGCGCACTTTATGTTTTGCCGGCTTGATATCACCAGCCGGGTTTCGCTCAGCCAGCAGGTTGGAAACCGCCCACGTCAGCGTCGGATTGTTGTGCTCGATCTGACCAGTCAACACCAGGCGCTGAAATTCCTTCATCGCCGGATTCATACTCGCGTAGCCCTGGCCAAAGCCGAGCATCGGCACATCCTCAGCCAGCATGTCATTGACTAATTGGCTGGAGTTATAG